ATCTGCCTTTTCTTTTACACCAACTGGAGGAATAAATCCACCTGTTTCTCGTAAATCTAACTCTTTTACACCCTTAGGATTAATATTAATATCTAGTCCTTCAATCCCTGAAGCCTGTTCCACTAATTCATCAGACCCATAAGCACGGTTAATTCTACCGCCGTTAGCCAATAATTTCATAGTTGATGGAAGACCCATTTCTTCTGCTTGTTTTTTTCTTATTTCGTTTTGAATTTTCATTCTCTCTTTATCTTCCTCAGAAATTTCAGGTAATCTTTGTTTCATACGTTCTGCATTATTTTTTTGTATTGTAATAAATCTTTTTCTTTCTTCTGGAGTCATATTATCTAAAAATTCCTTAAAAGGATCTGGCATTTTAACAGCAGGTATTTTACGTTTTAAAAGTTCAGTTAAAGTAGGTAAAGGTTTAGTTCCATCTTCATATCCCATTCTACCACCATAAGCCATTTTAGGTTTTTCAAGTGATTTAGGTGTATCTATATACTGCATCATTTCTTCTCTAATCAGTCTTAAAACATCACTCTCTTCAATACCAAAATTTTCTGATATCTCTTTTACTTTTTTAGGTAAGTATTGTGTTCTAAAAAATTGATAACCTTTCATTGTACCATCTTCTGGTTCTCCAATTCCAGATCTACCAGGGCCAAGCATAATTTTTGCTACTTCTGATATTTCTTTTTGAGGAGCATCGTTAGGTATAGGATTAGAAGTTGTTGTATCTACCATCATAGAAGCTGAAGGTTGAACTATTTTTTCTGTTCCATCTGCATAACCTATTCTACCACCATTAGCTTGCATGTTTCTTCGTACAAATTCTTCTACTTCTTCTGGCTTAGCATTTTGATTTAAATTAGAATAATATTGTCTTAAATAATTTGCTAAAGCTTCTGGGTTAGCTTTTAATTCTTCTATTTGTTGATCTTCCATACCACCAAATGCACCACCAAGAGCTAAAGCTCCTCCAAATTTTTGTACACCAGATAATCCATCGTATAAACCTTTAGCTTTACTAAATAAACCTGTTAGTCCACCACCGCCACTAAACAAAGAACTAAGTCCTCCAGGCATCATCAATGCATTAGCACCAAAACCTAATATAGCTGCTTTACCTATAGGTGACTTAACTATCTTTTTAATTCCTTTACCAATAGACTTTACGAAACTTCCTAGTCCGTACATTTGTCTTGGCATTTGTGATCTTGAAATTGGCATAGTTTATTATATATAAAAACCCTAAGTTTTACAACTCAGAACCTGCTCCTAAGTTAAATTCTTCTACTGTTATTTTAACGTCTCTTCTTATATCTTCTCTTTTAGTCTCTGTTTCAGGGTTATCTACATCAGCATCTGATTCTGCATCTGACATATATTCCTGACCTGTTTTCATATTAGTTAAGGTAACTTCACTTTTAGGTGTAATAATCATAACCTTTTTACCATTAACTGTTTCGTATCTTACTGATGCTTCTGTTTCTATAAATGACATATTAATCCCTGTTTATTTCTAGCACAGACAACGTGACATGCAATCTATTTGCAGTAGCAGCTGTTACTTGTAGTACTTCGTTTTCCATCATTATGATAGGTTCTGTTATTAATTGTTCTGTTGCATTAGCTCCAATAGCTTTTACATTGTATAAGCTAAAAGAATCTGCACTTGCTGGATCTCCAGCAAATAATTTTACTGTAATTGTATCTGCATTACCAGTATCTTCTGATACATACATAGACTTTAATATTGCTCTAGAATTTGATGGACAAGTATATACAGTTGTAACTGTATTAGTAGTTAAATCTACCTTTGCATTTTTATATATATTAGCCATTAAACCACGCAAACCTTTCTTGATCTTGTTTTTCTTCGTTTAAAAAAGTAGAATTTAATTGCTCTACAATTATAGCAATCGCTCTATTAATTTGTTTCTGGTTAGAAAAGTCATACTCTTCTTTAGGCTCAGGTAATCTAACTACTACTTTAGCCATGTTTTCCTACAAAATAACAAAGTGGTAAAAGTATTTTTCTATATATTCTACCTAGTAAATGCATCTTACCCCTTGTTGCTTGTCTCATATCTATCGTGCTATGCACTGCAATATGTTCTAATATTTTTTTAACTACTTTATTTGTTTTAGCAATTCTAACTAATGGTAAAAATAATTTGTGATAACCTTTTTGATATTCAGGTGAAAGGTCTTTGTGAAACTTTTTCCATATTTTATTTCTAAATGATCCAAAACCATAAGATTGATTCATCATAGTACATACTATTTTAGGATCAGCACTACCCTTATTACCTTTATTATGAACAATATATTTATCTGCAATATATGAATTATCATTTGAAACATTAAAGTTGTATAAAGGCATTTCAGGATTGTTCATTTCTTTTGATTTTATATTTTTAATTTCAATTAAACCATTTTCTGTTACAAGTTTATCACCTATTTTTAATTCACCTTTTAATTGATTATATAATTCTACACCATCACGTTCTTTTGTTTTTTCAGGTTTAATTGATTTCCAACCTTCTTCAGTCATGAATGGATGTTCTGAAGTAAAAAAATAATGTTCATTATCATTAAATGAATATAGTTTTCTATTAGCTAATAAAGTAGGATCTAATTTAATAACTGTGTTTTCTTCTTTGTGTCCTTTTACTTTATCTCCAACTATAATGTCTTCAATATTTTTTAATGTACCATCTGCCATACTAATTTTTGTACCTGCTATGAAACAACTTCCATATGCCTGTTCTTCTGGGGTTCTGTTATCTACTATACCTGGTCCATCATAAGTTCCTGGTCCATCAATATCTCTAGGATCTATATCAAATTCTTTATCTAAACCTATAAAACCAGATTCTCCTGGAGTTACATTTGGATTAAAACCTTTATTACTAGTATCAGTAATAATACCCGGATTAGGATCCATGGCGTCTAGATCTCTCAATCTATCTTCTTCTATAGCGTCTTTTGTTCTTTGTAAATCAACTATATTATTAATTTCAAAAGCATTTTTGTTTTTAAAAGTATTTGTAGGATCTAATGGATCAAAATTCTCCTCATCTTCTTTTTCTTTATTAATCATATTGTTTATATCTAATTGAGTATCAAAAGGTACGTAACTAGGATCTTTTTTTAATGATTTAGCATCAAAAACAGTAGTTGTTTTATCTATAACCTCTTTAAACTTACCTTTAGCAATTTCTGTATTCAATAAATCTTGTACTAAATTACTAGTAGTTCCCATTGTCTTATTATATGCTTTTGATTTAATGCCCTCTGTAATATTACCTGCTTTTATAGAATCTATTTCTGTTTGAGAAAGTCCGTATTTTTCACTTAAAGTATTTTCAATATTTGCAGATTTTTTATCAAAGCTACCAGCATCCATTCTACTACTATTTAAACCTGCCATTACTCCTTCTACTGTACGTGGATCACCTACAATCTGTCCAATGTCATTTAATTGAAAACCAGCTCCTAATAATTCGTTTTGTAATATTCCTGTTCTGTTTACAGGAAGCATGTTTGTAATTCCTTTTAAAACTTGTTGACCAGGCAACATTCCTATTAATTTTTCTAATCCTGTTGGTGGTTTATCTCCAGGATAACTCATTAAACCATCTGCGTTTAATGCACCTGTTGCTTGATTAGCCATAGGATCACCCATCATAGGAAAAGCATTATTATATACAGTTGATTTATAAGGACGTTCATTATAATTACTTTCATTTCTAGTTCTATTAGGATCAGGATTGTAAACACTAAATCCATCTGCACCGCTACTTTGTACAGGTAATATTTTTTTTACAGGTTCTGGTACTATAGGTCCTGGAACTGGAGTTGGAATTCCAATACGAGGAGTTCTGTCATATTTAAAAGTCTTAGGTAAAGACTGATTTAAATACTGCATTGCTAGATCATATAAAGTTGCCATTATCTTTTACCGTCTGGTTGTATGTCAATTCGTAAAGTACCAAAACGCCAAGATTCACTAACATCTGTATTTTCTATCTTAATGTTAACAAACCTGCCTCTGGCTCTTGTATCCTTTTTATCAGTACTTGAGTTAATTGTAAAGGGGCTTAAAGAAGTGTTAGTATCAGATTGTTGAGGGTATCTTTTTACAGCTAGTGTTACTTTTGCATTACCCTGTAAGTCTTTAAAGTCTGGTACAAATCTTCTCATAGCTAAAAATATTTCTCCAGATATACCGGGTCCTGTTGATTTACCTTGTGCATTTTGTTGTCTTGATTGTATATCAAAATCGTATGATTTTACAAATGATGTAACTGTAGTAGTAGAACCATCTTGATTAATTTGATCTGTACCTACTTCATGTTCGAATAATTGAGTTTGACCTAATCCATCTTGACCTATAACTGCAGGAAAAGTACCATTTGATGTTGAATTAAATTTAGTTGCTATTGGTTTTTGATATACACTTGCATCAATCCAAGAAGTTCTTGCTTCTGTTCCAATGTACCAAGTACCACCTTTCATAGGTTCTCCATAATTAAATACTACATACTGATCATTATACTCAGAACTAGTTGAAGGGTAATACCAAACAACTTCTGTAAATAAATTATTAATACCTGCCGCTACTTGTTGACCTTTAGTTGTATCTGCTTGATCATAAACATAATCTTCAACAGAACATGGTAGTGATTTAACTGTACCATCAAACATAAAGAAACCATTTGTACTCATCCAAAATGCAACACCATCAATTTCAACAGCTGCATTTTTACCAATCAATCCACAGTTAGTACCAACTTGCTCAAAGCCAAATGTAAATGGTGCACCAATAAATTTCATAGTGTACAATGCATTATCTGTCCAAACTAGAATTGTTTCTTTTGCTTTTAATGAACCCATAATTCTTGTTCCATCTTGAAGTCTTTGTGATCCAGCGCTGTTAATAGCTGTTGGTGTATAATCGTTTATGTCTTCTTGATCAGAAAATCTTATAAACATATCATCTTGACTAGATGTATCTCCAATAGTTGTTTCAGTACCTAAATGAATTAAGTGACGTGTTGTAGGTGATACTAGTGTTACTCTTGTTGCAGTTGGGTTATTTGCAGTTGAAAAACCTGATGTACCTGTTGACGCTCTAACTGTTAATGGAGATGCTGCTCCTGCATTCCACGTAAATGTTTTACCATTTGCAATTGTTGCAACTAATACTTGACCAAAATTACTTAGACTCCAGAGGCCTGGTTCTAGGGTCACGTTAGATGCTTGCACGGCACTTCCAAAACCGGTAAAGCTTGATG